CAAGAGGTCGAAGAGGCGCCCCTGCTAAGGGCGTAGGGTCCGAAAGGGCCGCGAGAGTTCAAATCTCTCTTACTCCGCCAACAAAAAAGCACGTTGTTCAGTATAAAAGCTGATGCAGCGTGCTTTTTTGTTATACAAATACTGTGAGATAATGCAAAATAGTGCAAAATAATGGGTCGTAAACAGGTCGTAAAAGCCGAAAAGGTCGTAAAAAGGTCGTAGTAAATTGGCCCGCTAAATCATTTCTGCCGCGCCTTGTGCAAGCGCAAGAAGAAATTCCAGTTGATGGACAGAAAGTACAGCATGACCGCAAAAGCCGCGAGCACATTCGCGGGTACAGACATCAGCAAGCCATTCTGGAACATTATAGCCATCTAAAAAAATAGGGTTTCCCATTGTAAAGCCCCCCACCGGCTTGATTTTCCTAAGTGAATTGATTATAATAAAAATAAGCAAGGGACGGTTATCGTTTCTTGTCGGACTAGGTTAGATGGTTACTTTTGAGACGGTCGCCATCTGACCTTTTTATTTTTTAACTGTATCCATGCGATGTAAAGGTTGAAATATTGTTTTTTCGATTCAGGGCTTAACCTTTCAAATTCATGGCTTTTCATTGGCGGTTCCTTTCTATTTGTACCGCCCCTTGCTATGTTTATATTGTACTACATCTAGTGCAATAATGCAATGCGCAGATTGCACTATCTTTGATACGGTTTATTGCACATTTTTGTACTTGCTTTAGTACGTTACGCCTGCTATAATATGGATAATGAAAAAGGTCACATTATAGTGAGGTGAACTATGATTACTTATGATGGACTGTTTCGGCAGTTATACAGCCAGGGGCACAACAAATACTGGTTAAGAAAGAACGGCATAAGCCCATCGGTCCTAGGAAAACTAGATAAAGGCGGTGGATTGGATTATCGCACAATCAATAAATTATGTGCTCTGCTGAATTGCCAGCCCGGTGATCTCATGGAATACGTCCCCGATGTTGCGCAAGGTGACAGCGCAGAAAACGACACATAAAAAATAAGCGGCGGGCTATCCATGAAAAAGAGAAAAGCCTGCCGCTTTTATTATGGATTATTTAACTTGCTGGTAACTTGCTGGTCAGCTGTCTTTGCCAATCTGCTTAATAACCTGATCCGCACCGGTAGCCGCAAGGCCGGAAACAATGCCCACGGCCAGGGCGGTCAGGGGATCCGCGGCCGGGAAGTCCGGCACGTTGATGTACATGGCGGCCACCCCCAGCAGGCCGCCAAGGGCACCACAGATGGACGGCAGCCACTTGTTGGCCAGTGGGGTTTGCTTGATGGCGGTGGCAGCAAGGTAGCAGATAACGGTGATGCAAGCGACGCTTGCAATACCAAAAGATGCAAAATCCATGATTTTTTCCTCCTATGTCTCTGTGTGTGATTTTCAAGCAGTTTTGTTTTCCAGGTCCGCGATCCGGTGGTTTGCCACACGCAGCTGCTCTTCCAGCACCGGCACCCGCTGGACAAAGTTATTGTGAGCGCGGACTTCGCGGGTCAGCTCCTCCAAGCGGGCATCCGTGACCGCCTGGGCCGTTATCATCCGCTGTTCGGTACGGCGGGCAGCCATCATGTTGGTGATAACCACCCCCAGCAGGCTCAGCCCGCCGGTGATCAGGGCAACGATGATAGCATCCATGCTCATACCTCCACATACTCGGCCTTGTACAGCCCTGCATCAATCAGCTGCAGCTCTGCGCACTTGCGCATTATGTACCAGGCGTCGCCGCTGGATACCGGCCCAACGTCCAGCATCCACAGGTTGCCATCCGCACAGGTTTCGCGGTACAGGCCAGCAGTTACCAGTCCCAGCCCCTCGCACAGGACGCGGATGGTTGCGCGGTCTCCGCTGGAAATATGGCCAATGGTAATACGCTGCTTGTCCAGCTTGTTGGGGGTGGTGTCCTCCGGGGTGGGCGCGGTGTGGCCCTGCAGGCCCGCCTGGATCATCAGCTGCTCATAGTCCTTGTATACCCTGTTGCAATCCAGGCTGGTGCCGTAGCCGGGCACGCCCAGAGCGTTGCGGCTGCTGTACTGCCAGATGCCATACGGCAGGGGGCAGGTGCATGTGCTGCCATACTGGGCAACCCAGATATCATATTTCCCCAGCTTGGCGCAATCCAGGCGGTTGCGGATAAAATCGCAGCTGGCATACAGGATGCCGTAATACCCTGCGGCCTCAATCTCCGACAAAAAGGCCTGTACAAGTGCCGTGCGCTGCGCGTTGGTCAGGCGCAGGATGCACGGCTCGTACTCGATATCATACGCCACCGGCAGGCACAGATGCTTGCCCTTAATCGCTGCCAGGCAGCAGCGGGCCTCCTGGCGGGCTTCCGCCGGGGTACTGGCGTAGCTGTACCAGTACATGCCGTACTGGATGCCCAGCCGGGTGCACTCAGCCGCGTTGCGCTCAAACTGGGGGTCTTTCTGGCTGCTGTAACGGCCATACCCGGCGCGCAGCATGGCGTGGCGGATGCCCTTGTCATACGCCGCCTGCCAATCAAATTTGCCTTGGTGTTTGCTTACGTCAATAGCATAATTCATGTATTCCACTTCCTTTGCGTGTTGTACGCTGCTGTAACTTCCCAGCTTGACTGCGCTGCTGGCGGTTTCAAAATCAGCATCCAGCCAGTTCAGCGGGTTGGTACGCTGGCCTTTCCAGCGCACTTCAAAATGCGGGTGTGCTCCATAGCAGTTGCCGGTATCGCCGCTGTAGCCGATCAGCTGGCCCTCGTATACCGTCTCCCCCTGGGCCACGCAGAGTTTGCTCAAATGGGCGTACAGCGTCTCCAGCCGGCCGCCGCGGTAATCCGCATGGCGCAGCTTGACCATGTTGCCGTAGCTGTTGATATCCCCCTGGGTGCGCTTGCCGTTCCAGTGGTACGCGATTGCAACCGTGCCACCCTCTGCGGCGTACACGGGGGTGCCAACGGCCGCGCGGAAATCCAGTGCCCGGTGCAGGCTGCCATCATTGTAGAGCCAGCCCGCGGTGATAATGTGCTGGGCCAGGGGCCAGCGGAGCAGGACGTCACCGTTTGAAAGTCTCATATCATATACCTCTCGTTACAATCGCGCTGATCGCCGTCAAACCACTCGGCAGGCCGGAGAGCTTGCCGTTGCTGATGCTTAGGCTCAAACTGGTACTGCTTGGGCTGCCGTATATGGCGCCCTTGTGGTACTTGTCGCCCTCAAACGCGACCAGGCTCGTAGTCTGCTGGCCCCAGCCGCCGGAACTGGTCATGGTGCCGTAGCCCCAGATCTTGATTGCCCCGTCAGTGCGCTTGAAATTCACGCTGGGGCTGGTGCTCGTGATGGCGTATGCCTCAACGTTGTTATTGCTTTCGGCAGGCTCCGCAGTACCGGTAACTTTGGCCCCCTGCACATACGCCGTTTTGCCTTTTGCAATATCGCTCGCTGTCGCATCGGCGTCGGAGGTATCGGCGTCATTGGTGTTGGTACCGACAACCTTCAGCCCTGCCGCAGATGTCATGGTTTTGCCTTTGGCTACATCGGCGGCGGTGGCATTACCGTAAGTAGAGGGCGACGTCCGGAGCTTTACAGAAGCCCCTTCTTTGTAGAGAGCTGGATATTGGAATTTTTTGCTGTGCAGGATGTGAGACCCATCGTATGACACGCTAGCATTTTCCATGGTATACTGTTTCGCCTCGACTGTATCAACTGTTCCGGTGACCTTTTCCCCCTGTACATACGCTGTCTTGCCCTTAGCAATATCGCCCGCTGTCGCCGTAGCATCGCTGGTATCCGTGCCGCCTGTGGCGGGGCGAGTGCCAGTGATCTGCATGCCGGTGGCATCGTGCGCAGTTACACCCTCCACCAGATCGCTGGGGGTCACGGTGTCGCCGGTCAGATCAAGGGCGATCTTATCATTGATAACCACCTTGTTTACGGCCATGCTCAGCCCCCAATCGTCAACGTTTGCCCGCCCGCGGCGTTATCAACGTATGTGGCCGGGATCGCCTGCACAGTAACTTGAGACAGGCAGTTATACGCTTTGTCGGGCAGCACAACCTGCTGCTCAAAGGTCGGCGTAACGCTCTTGGCCTGCGGCTTCATACCTTCGCTGCCGCTCATAGAGCCTTTCACGCCCAGGACCGTAACGCCCTCGCGGATATTTGCGGGCACCAGCTTGGCCTGTTCGGTCGCTGCGATAGTCACTCCGCCCGCGCCATCGTGAAAGCCCATGGGGATGGTGTACTTACCGGAAACGGTGCTGATTTCACCGTTGACTTCGCCGTTGTTGGGCATCGTGCCGGTCATTTTAGCGCCACGCGCGTAGAATGTTTTCCCGTTCAAAACCTCCGCCACAGCTGCGGTGGCATCGCTGGTATCCGCGTCTTTCGTGCTGGTACCGGTAATAGGGGCGCCGGACTTGTCGTGCGCCGTGATACCTTTGGCCAGCTTGTCCGGGGTAATGGTATCTGCGGTAAGGTCAAGTTTCGTTTCCTTGCCGATAACAACCTTGTTTACGTATTTATTGGGCATTGTAGTATTCATCTCCTATTATCAGTGTGTAGCCGCTTGAATCGTTGGATACCTCGTACTGCGGTATCTTGCGGATTGTCACGTCTTTCTGCATCAGTTTTTTCGCCGTGGGCAAAACCTGCGCCGTAAACAACGGCGTGATGTCATACGGCCCGCTATACTCCGGCGCACTAACCACTGCGGTGCCGGTCACGTCCACCCGCACGGGTGCCGCTCCGGCAATGCGCACCGATACGGCGCTCTGTTGAGCCACTCGCACCTGGATCATGAGCCATTCGCCTCCTGGAATAAGGTCGGGCTCATTTTAAGAGCCAGGATCTCAGTCTGCGGCTGATCAGTGCTGTCCCGTAATGTGATGCGGGTGTCCATGTACAGCGTCTCGCCGCCCATGAATTTGTATGTCTCCGCCCGCGTCCAGGGGATAAGGATGATGTTCTGTCCTTCCTGCCGGGTGCAGTCGTCGGGCCAGACGTTGGTTTTAATGGCCGGGAAGCCTTTGCAGCTCTTCTGTTTGAACACAAATTCGATCCGGCTTACCTCGTCCAGGCTCATGCCGATTTCAACCGGCAGCGCAAATTGCGTTCCCTGTTTCATTCGTTTTTCTCCTCAGCGCCTTAATTCGGCATTTTTTCTTCCTCTGTTTTCGGAGTTTCGATGTTTGCCGCCGCTGCTTCTTCCGCTGCCATGTTTTCGCGCACGGCATTCAAAACGTTCTCCAAAATCAACTCCGTCACGGCAAACGGCAGCTTTGCCTCGTTAATTGCAGCAATAACTTTGCGTTTGCACTCTTTAATGCGTTTGTTGTCAGTCATGGGGCATCCTCCTTACAGCCGCGCGTTCACGGCGTTTTTCAGTGTGCTGATTGCGGCCAGAACTTCCCCATCAAGGGCCACAAAAGACCCCCGGTTGTTCTGGCTGGTGATGTTGCCGCTGTCGTCCAGTTCCATGTAGGTGTAGCTCACTCGCTCACCTTCGGCGGTGGTCACGATTGCTACTGCGCTTAATTTCTTCATATTTCACTGCCCTCCAAATCATCTAATAGTGTATCAACGGCCTGTTTGGCGCCGGTGTCCATGGTCAGCAGGTCAGCTGCGGCATCGGTGCTGGCCTCCTGCGCACGGGCGGCGGTGCTGGCGGCCAGCTCAATGCCTGCCGGATCGCCGGCAGGGTAGCTGCTGTCGCTGCGGTCGGCATAACTGCCCTCGTACCCACGCTGCGCGGCCATGCAGAGCCACGCAAAGCGCTGGCCCGCCGCACCGTGCACAATGGCATACTGGCCGCAATCCTCCGCCCACAGGTGCCCGGTGCCGTCAAGGTCAGTCAGCAGCCAGGCGGGCTGCCCGTACTGGGCGATGGTCTCCGCATAGCGTGGGTCAAGGGCAATCAGGCACCAGCCGTCTGGGCTGCACCGGCCCTTACCCCAGTCCGCAAAGGTCGGCACGGGGGTCTCGAACGCGGCCATTTTCAGCGCGCCGAAGCTGGTAGGCACCACGCGGGATTTGCTGCCCCAAACGTCCAGATTGTGTACATTCAGCTTGCCGGAGACACCCACCCGGGTCGTGTTAAAATCGGCGTCGCTGTCATCGCTGCGGTTGTAGGTGATCTGCATCCCAACGTAAGATGTCGGGTTGAGGCCGTCAACCCAGCCGTACTTGGCGTACTTGCTGCACGCCCCAATGTAGGAGCTGCCAGCCTCTGAGTACAGCACGCCGGTCAGGCCGATGCTGCCGGTGTTGATGGTTGCATACCAGGCAATGTGCCGATTGTCCAGAAACACGCGCTCACCGGCCTCGGTGCCCATGCGAATCCAGGCGTTATCCAGGTCGTACACGGTGGTGTAGTTGAGGTTATGCAGCTGCCCGGTCGTAATGTTTCCGCCGTTGATGATGGTCTTATCCTGGTTCCAGGTACTCAAATCCGAAAATGTCACCACGCCGGATAGGTTGATCTGTGCGCTGGTGATCTCTGTTCCGCTCGCTGTCAGCTTGATGGTGCTGCTGGTTCCGCTTGTGCTG